GCAGCCGAGCAAAGCGGAGAATGGCCCCGCATTGTTTGAGCGCTGGTATGCCTTCCTGCAATGCGCGGGAAACGCCTATCTGCAAGCCATCGTGGCGAACGGCGCGGTGCGCGAGCTGCATGTGCTCAGGCCCGATCGCGTGAGCGTGGTGCAGGATCACAATGGCTGGCCGCGCGCCTACGATTACAAAGTCGGCAGCGTCACGACGCGGCTGAACCGCGACAATTCCGGTTTCCTGCCGGTGTTGCATGCGCGGCTGTTTCATCCGCTGGACGATTCTTACGGCTATTCGCCCATCGCCGCCGCGCTCTCCGCCATCGAGATCCACAATGCCGGCGCGGAGTGGACGAAAGCGTTGCTCGACAACGCCGCCCGCCCCAGCGGCGCTCTTATATATAGAGGCCCCGACGGCGCCCCCGGCCTCACCGAAGACCAGTTCGCGCGCCTTAAGACGCAAATGCAGGAGGCTTACAGCGGCGCCAATGTCGGCAAGCCGATGGTGCTGGAAGGCGGCCTCGACTGGCACGCGATGAGCTTCACCCCGAACGACATGGATTTCAGCGATATCCGCAACAGCGCCGCGCGCGAAATCGCCTTGGCGTTCGGCGTGCCACCGATGCTTCTGGGAATTCCGGGCGACAACACTTACGCGAATTACCGCGAAGCCAATCTGGCCTTCTGGCGCAGCACGGTGCTGCCGCTGGTGTCCCGCACGGGAAGTTCACTGACGCAATGGCTCGCCCCCAAATTCGGCGAAACCCTCCGCATCGGTTTCGACACCGACGCCATCGACGCGCTGGCGCTGGACCGCGAAAGCACCTGGGACAAACTCAACGCCGCAACGTTCCTGACCACGGACGAGAAGCGCGCGGCGGCGGGATATGGGGCGGTAGAGAGTGCCGAGAATCCGGTTTGAAGACTGGACATCGAGAATTTGAACCGTAAAGTAAAACCCAAGGGTTGGGGGCAATCGTGACAGTATTCCGCAAGGTGCTGGTTGCAGCACTATTCGCATTTCCATTTCTGCTGGCAGCCGGCACCTCCTACGCACAGGACCAGAACGCTTCTTCTGTTCAGAGCTGCAAGCTTACCAAGCTCGCCAGTTACGACCTTACAATTGCCCTGAATGGCGATCTGCTAACACAGGTGAATATCGACGGCGTGATGGAGCCTATGCTCATTGATCCCAACGTCGAACGCTCCGCCGTGGTGGAAAGTGTGCGCGAGGACATCAACGTTCCTATCGAGAGTTTGTCTCCTGGCCTGATCGAACGCTTCACATCCGTACATGGCGCACCGGTGGTCAACACGATCACGATTCCAAATCTGAGACTCGGCTCGGCGGACGTGAAGAATTTGCAGATGCTTCTTGTCATCTATGCCAACAGGCCTTTCGGCCAGGCTCTGGGCGTTCTGGGCATGGATGTCCTGCACAATTTCGACGTGGAGTTCGATCTGGGCCACGGCAAGCTCAACCTGTTCTCGCCTGATCATTGTGCCGGGCAGGGGCTGTATTGGACGCACTCCGCCGCGGTGCTTCCGCTCACGTTCGACGAAGGCAACAAATTCAGATTTCCTATGCTTCTTGACGGAAAAACGCTCAGTGTGGGCATCGGAGCATATAGAGGTCATCCGGCAATGCCGGGTATCGTTGCAAAAAAAACATTCGGCATCGACGACGATACACAAGGTGTCACCGTCATAGCGACCGGCCCACATGAAGCCGCAAAGCTCCTGCGTTATCCCTTTCATCTACTCTCCGCCAGCGACTTCGCCATATCGAATCCCGTCATCGATATTGAATGGCTCAGGCACGAGCACGATTGTGCGGGCCAATCCAAATACGAAAACTTTTATCTGACATGCCGCCGTCCCGATCTTCTGCTTAAAGACGATCTTCTCGGCCAGTTGCGCCTCTATTTCGCCGTCAAGGAAAAGAAAGTTTACATCACCGGGTTCAACGCAACACTCGACGATACGCCGGTGCAGGGAAGTACCAAATGACCATCATGACCGAACACATCCAGCCATTGCTGGAGACAAAGCGAATCCCGGCCGCCCTTGTGGCGGCTTTTTTGTTGCAGACGGCGGGGGCGCTGTTCTGGGCGGGGTCTGCCGCGGAGCGCATCACCGTGCTGGAGAACCGCGCCGACGCGAACCAGATCGCCATCGAAAAAGTTGCCGTGCTGGAGGAACGCTCGCGCACCATGCAGCAATCGCTCGACAGGATCGAAGCGAAGCTGGATCGGATGAACGACGCAAAGCTCGCGCGTTCGAGCCAATAAAAACAACTGTCATCCCCGGCGAGCCGAGCAATGCGAGGCGAGGGAAGGGGACCCAGGTCGGAAACACCGTGATGGTGTCGATGCCTGGGTCCCCTTCCCCTCACTCCCTCCGGTCGTTCGGCCGGGGATGACAAGCTGAGTTAACGGGAAAAGATATGTCATCGCTTATCGAACGCGAGGCGCGACGCCTCGCGCAAATCACGACGCCTGCGCGGATCGCAGCGCTCTCCGCCGACGAGTTCGAAGGTTATGCCTCGCTCTTCGGCGTGGCGGACTCCGCCGGCGATGTCGTGCAGGCGGGCGCGTTCGCGCACTCGCTGCGCACGCGCGGCCCCGCCAAGGTGCGCATGCTCTATCAGCACTTCGCGCATGAGCCCATCGGCGTGTGGCAGATCATCCGCGAAGATTCGCGCGGGCTTTATGTGCGCGGGCGGCTTGTCACCGACACGCAGCGCGGCCGCGAATGCCTGGCGCTGCTGGGCGAGGGCGCGCTGAACGGACTCTCCATCGGTTTTCGCACGGTGCGTGCCAAACGCGATGCAAAAACCGGCCTTCGCCATCTACTTGAAATCGAGCTTTGGGAAATTTCGGTCGTGACCTTCCCGCTGCTCGCGCAAAGCCAGGTCACGGCTGTCGGTGCGAAGGATGATGCGGCTGCCCAGATAAGGCGCGCTGCTGAAGCTCTTCGCACATAATCACCACTGTCATCCCCGGCGAGCGAAGCGAGGGAAGGGGACCCAGGCGGCAAACACCGTGACGGTGTTTCCGACCTGGATCCCGGCTCGCGCTTCGCTTCGCTCGCTGGCCGGGATGACAAATTCTAAGGAAGAGAAATGGAACTGGAAACCAAAGACGGTGCCGCCAACCGCGAGATCAAAACCGCGTTCGGCGATTTCCTGCGCGCCTTCGAGGCGTTCAAGGAATCGAACGATGCCCGCCTCGCCGATATCGAAAAGCGCGGCGGCGATGTCGTGCTGGAAGAGAAGGTGGATCGCATCAACACAGCGCTCAGCGAACAGAAATCGCTGATCGACGAGCTGACACTCTCCGCCGCGCGCCCCGTGCTCGGTGAAACCAAGCAGCAGCCGGACCGCGCCACGCGCGAGCGCAAGGCCTCGTTCGACCGCTATATGCGCAAGGGCGATGGCATTGCTCCTTTTGGGGCGTTCGAAATGAAGGCAATGAGCGCTGGATCGAACGGCGATGGCGGCTATGTCGTGCCGCTGGAAATCGCGCAGACCATCGATCGCGTGCTCGCAAAGGCCTCACCCATCCGTGCGCTGGCAACGGTGCAGCAGATCGGCGGCAACACCTATCGCAAGCCGGTGACGACGGTGGAAGCGGCCAGCGGCTGGGTCGGCGAAACCGATTCCCGCGCGCAGACCAACACGCCCACCATCGCCGCGCTCGATTTCCCGGCGATGGAATTGTACGCCATGCCCGCCGCAACGCAGACGCTGCTGGATGACGCGCAAGTCGACATCGAGCAATGGCTCGCCAATGAAGTGCAGATCGTCTTTGCCGAACAGGAAGGCGCCGCCTTCATCAATGGCGACGGCTCGGCCAAGCCGACCGGCTTCTTGCATTCCACCATCGTGGCGGATGCGTCGTGGCAATGGGGCAAGCTGGGTTACATCGCATCCGGCGCGGATGGCGCTTTCGCGTCCTCCGATCCGTCCGATGCGCTCATCAATCTCGCCTATGCGCCCAAGCAGGGCTACCGCGCCAACGGCACCTGGGTGATGAACCGCAAGACGGAAGCCGCCATCCGCAAATTCAAGGATGGCGACGACAATTACATCTGGCAGCCGGGCACCGCGATCGGCCAGCCGGCCTCGCTGCTGGGTTATCCGGTCGCCGAAGCCGAAGACATGCCGGACATCGCGTCGAACGCCTATTCCATCGCGTTCGGCGATTTCGCGCGCGGTTATCTCATCGTGGATCGCGTCGGCATCAACGTGCTTCGCGATCCGTTCAGCGCGAAACCTTACGTGCTGTTCTATACGACGAAGCGCGTCGGCGGTGGCGTGCAGAACTTCGAAGCCATCAAGCTGATGAAGTTCGCGGCGTCGTAAGGCTCCGCGTTTTTCCTCCCCCGTTTTACGGGGGAGGGGGACCGCGCAGCGGTGGAGGGGGCGCGACGCAAGCTCGCCCCTCCGCTTCGCATCGCTCCGCTCGCTCAGCACCTCCCCCGTGAACGGGGGAGGAAAGGAATTCGCATGTCTCTCTCACTCACCACCCCTCCCGCCGTGGAGCCCGTCACGCTGGACGACGCGAAAGCGCATCTGAAAGTGGATACCACCGATGACGATGCCCTCATCACGTCGCTCATCTCTGCCGCGCGGGCCCGCGCCGAATGGCATACGGGCCGCGCCTTCGTCACCCAAAGCTGGACGCTGTGGCTCGACGGCTGGCCCGGCATCATCGAGATCCCGTTGCCGCCGTTGCAAAGCGTGGCGTCGGTCACGGCCTATGCGCTCGATGACTCCGCCACGGTTCTCGATGCCGCCACTTACCAGGTGGACACCGCCTCGTCGCCCGCGCGGCTCACGCTGAAGCCGAACGCATCGCCACCCGTGGCGCTGCGCCGCATCAACGCCATCGCCGTCGCCTTCACCGCCGGTTATGGCGAAGCGGGCAGCGACGTGCCGGCGCCGGTGCGCGAGGCGATTCTCAAGATCGTCGCCAATTTCTACGTCAATCGCGGCGATGCGGCGGCGGTCACACCCGCCG